ATAATGCGGTTCACCCTGCGAACTGTCTACTTCTATAACAGCATTAGGATTAGCCCAATCACGCTCTAAATCACCTATATTCTCTACACTGCCAAGTGGAACTAATAATTTTAATCCTGCTGACGCCTGTGCATGCGATATAGCCAGCGACCAAAGTTTATTAAGCAATCTCTGCATTGGTCTGGCTCTGGAAACATCAGAACGCGGATATGGAGTTCCAGTATATACATTCGGAAGAGGTATAATAGGATATATATCAATATTAAGTATTGATTCGTATAATACTATTTCACCAACAGAAGCTACAACTCCAACTCTATTTTGCAGAACTTCTGCATATTCCATTAGTCCGCTTTCAAATACATCAGGATTCTCAGCTAAGAACTGCTGAAACTCAGGTTCACTCAATACCTGCTCTTCCTGAGTACGCATATCAACTATACGATAAAAAGGAACTTTAGTCTTATAAAATCTCTCCAATACCTGATAATACTCTGATTCACCATAATCCAAATCCCTAGATGCATCAGGATATACTGTATAAATACTGCTCTTATTTTGAGCTGACGGATAATCCTCATCAAAATGTGTAGATATATCTTTTATCAAGCCCTCAATCATTTCACCAGTTTCAGGGTCTAACTGCGGGCCTAATTCAGGGTAGAGGCGAAGTACCTGTTCTTCGGTGAGTATAGTAGACAATATGATACTGTCAGCATCATCAAAAAACCTGTCCCTAGAAGAGGGAGGGACATATACGCGAAACGGATTCACACTGGTGAACTTGATATCGCCCCTACCGAAATCTGATTCACTGTCAAGATAAGCATACAAATAACCAAGTCCAGTAACAGCATAATCATGTATTGCCTGTTTCATATGCATATCGCCACTTGACATCTCCCAGCAATATCCCAGTATAACGCGCCAAATTTTAGATAACTTGGCGTCTGAATCTTCTCTTGGTATAACTGTAAATGCTGGCGGTGTAGCTGTAATTATACTCTTCAGCTTCTCAACAGCAGGGCCAATCCTATCCATTGGAACAGCCGCCTGATTAACTGCAGAAAGGTCATCTGATTCATCAGTTGTATAATGATTACCAGAATAGAAATCAATATCTGAACGCGCTTCAGTATCCCAAGATGAACGCGCATCTCGCCAGCGCTGCCATAATTCCTGACTCTGCTGAGCCCTAGGGTCTGTTTTTAGGTTAGGCATACCGCCACAAAGTTAAATATTAAAATATCTACTGTCAAGACATTCTTAGTCCGGTCATCCAATTATATACTTTTCCTCCTATCGCCTTCTTTTTACTACTGTTTTTATATTCACTTTTCTTCATTCTCGAACTTGATGGCGCTTTAGCATAATAATCAGCATAATACAATCCATCCATTAAATCATCATGACGCGGAAAAGGGTGTTCAAAGAACTCATCCACCAGTTCAGTCATACTGCGCCTTATAAACAGCTTCTTTGAGTTTACTATCGGCCCCAGAGTAGTTTCCAGCCTATCTTCCTTCTTTATACCTCCCGGCGGTTTTACGCCCTTGAATATACCCGGAATCAATCTTTTGTCGCTATGAGCCAATCTAGTAACCATATCTCTTACCATTTCCTGAGCAGCCACTGTTTCTATAGTTGCTCTTCTTATTGGTGTATATTTATTAGCCATATCTATAATTATCTGCGGTAAATCAAATGTTGGTATACGTTCACGAAAATATTCCAACACATAACGATTTTTCTCTTTATCTATCCCTATAACCATAATTACCTGAAAATCTGATGTATTTGTAGCTGTAGCGGCAATATCAACACCAATATAAACATTAACTGGTATCATCTCATCACTTGTAGCTAAATAGGCCATTCTATCAATTGACTTAAATTCATATGCATGATACTGTATCCTGTCTATCTTGAACGCCGCTGTTGATACATCGCGAGCATCGTTCATGTACTCCTGAGCAAACTTGTTAACTAAGCCAGCTTCAATAAACTCTCTCTTCTTAGCGGCCAGTTTTTCCTTGGAAAACTGTTCTGGCCAAATAGGCTTACCATCTTCAAGAGCCCTGTAAAAGGTAACATCCCACGGATATTTCCTGCCATTCTCTGTGGCCTCATTAAAACCATCGAGAATCATCTGTAAGAAACTATCGAAGTGTACAATAGTTCCGCATAACCATATCCAACCCTCATTCCCCGGCGATTCCTCTAATGCTGGATATATGGTAGATACTACCCATTTCTTAATTTCCGAGCGTCTTTCTGGTGTTTTAGTATTTAATTCAGATTCAAAGTCATCAAGTATTATTCCAGTATAACGCACATCAAGCTCTGAACGGCCACGCAAGCGTTGTGAAGTACCCTTTGCTATCATCCTATCTCCCTTAGCAGTAACAATATCTTTTTCAGTCCACCTATTGCCATGTACATCTCCGCCCATTTCACCAAAATAATACTTTATAAACTTATTTACTTCCAAATGAGTCTTAACATACTTCAAGTGGTCAATAGCCTGCCCCTGCTCTTCAGCAATCCAAGCTATAAACTGTTGCTCAGATTTAGGACTAAACAGCATTTTATGTAAAATAGCAGCTTTTGACAATATTGACTTTCCAAAACCACGTGGAAGTATATTACATATTCTAGCTCCGGGCTTAGTACTAATTAACTTATTAGCTACTTCTGTATGAAATTCAGGGGAAGCGCTCTTATTCAGGAAATCCTTTGGCAAGAACGCCCTGCCAAAGTATATTAAGTCAGAATATGAATTAGCAAGCACCTCATCGGCATGCTTCATTTCTGATGGAGATGGGTTTATGTTAAAATTATCGACCTTATCCAACTTATAATCCTGTATATACTATAAAACACTGGTACTGTTATCGCTGGCGTTACCGGTGTCAGACAAATCATTGCTATTAATAGTTTCATTATCTTGCTCCTTTTTATCAATAACTTCAATATCGAGCCAATCTTCAAACCAACTTTCTATCATGACAGGCCCACTACGTTATTTATTTTACTAGTATTGGCAAATATCAGTATATCGCCATCGCCATAGACTGAATGACAGAATCTGCAATAATAACTCCTTGGTACTCCATTATCCTCAAATATAACCATCTTATCATTATCGTCCAAACTGCGCTCACATACAACACAATCATCAATATCAGTATCCACAACAGGCATACTGTCTATTGATACATCGCTAAAACCGTCTTTAAGCAGAGTCTTTTTCTCCATGAGATATTAATTTAACACTGGCCCCTCCAAGCTCGGCCAGTTTTTCCTTGGTAAAGCCTTCAAATACAGCAAGAGACTCTGTCCTCTTCTCTTTTGGAAACATACCAGCTATTTTCATAAGCATCTCCAACGCCCTCAATCTGTCTGAGTCCCTAGCGCTTTCCTTATCAACTATCGTTTTTGCTGTCTCAAGCAGATAATCTTCATCTATACCAGCCTTCAGCATAGATTTCTTTATTTCTTCACTAACCAATTTACTAACCCTTTCTGTTTTTAACAATACTGTCGCCTGATTTTTAGCGTATATTTCCTTATTTGTTGGATATACCTTCAAATATGCGTCAGTGGGGTTCATGCCGCTGGCAACGTATTTGGAAAACAGACGCTCTCTTTTAGTCAAATTAGGCTTATTAGCCCTATGTACAGCACTATTTTCATTCTTTGACAGGCTATATATGTTTTTGGGAGGTACGCCAGACATAAGGTGTTTACGCTCACTATGTCGTGTACCAAGTACTGTAGTAACCAATTCTCCTCCGCTTTTCATGGATAGACGCTTTATAATCCTGCATACCTGTCCATCGTCAGTAAGAGTCCAGCCTTCAGTAGGAGCATCACGCCAGTTATCATATACATAGTCGTCAGGGAATAGTTCCCGAAACTCATCCATGCTCTGAAACACAGGCTCCTGATTACCTTTTACTAATTTATACCGCGCCACTCCCGACCCTATTATTTCTTATTTCTTAGCTTTTTAAGCATTTTTCCTCCGGACGCGGTTTTATTACCATCTATTTGTTTGCCCCATAGAAATGTCTTACCATTTACTATATCAACAACCTCAAGACGGAAATCTCCATTAGGAAACCAGTCTGCAACGCCAATCGCATGAGCCCAGTTAACCTGACGGTTATTGAGCCACATATTAGTTTCCTCTGACATATCTTTCAGACAACCCATAGAAAAAGCATGATGAGCCCCATCTACATGGGTAACGCCAGCACGCTGTACATCATGAGTATGTCCATATACTATATTTTTACCTAAATTCATCGTATGCTGCCTAGTATGGCTAATTGTTGAATAATGACCACCATGATAGAAGTACAATTTACCTATACGCATCAACTTTCCATAGGGATAGTACTTATATCCCCTAGAATCAAGACTCATTACGTTTTTGTACCTATATTTGGATAAATACGGATATTCCTCAACAAACATATTTAGCCAATTATCGTGATTTCCCTCAATCATGTGCTTTTCTTCGCATTTTACCTTTTTAAGCGCTTTATCGAACAAATCAAGACCAGCATTTACTTGAGCAGCCTCAATATCTAAGTCTTCAATCACGTATTCGAGAGGAGGGCGGCGGCGTCTTTTGTACTTGAACGGTGAAACGCTCTTCCACTCACCTAAATCGCCTAAACAGACGAATATATTAGGTTTTACTATGGAAATAGCCTCTAAGGCGCAGTTTATGGCAGCATCATCCTGAAGTGGAAAATGCACATCAGGTATGATTACAGCCCTACGCTTTCTATTTTTCTTTGTCTTTACCATTTTTCCTACTATATAATATTATTTTATCTGATTTGCGGGACATTTCAGTAGCAACGTCATCTCTAAGCATGCCAATTGCTATTTTCCCGCCTTTCTCTTTAAATTCTTCAGCGCCCTTACCCATTGCTTCTACGACAACCAAGTGGCGTAAGTTGCAATCGCAGCACCATAAGTAAAAATGTGCCTCAGCGTCAACAGCAAACGCTTCATCATCAAATGTTCTAATGTTCATTTACTATACCCGGTATGACTATTTGTTCAAAATACTGGCAATCATGCGCTCTACACGGTTTATCAGCATATTCCTTGTCGACTTTCTGATATATGACACCATCTATACGCTTCATCATGGCGCCTATGCATATAGTGTTAACCCAATTGCAGCAATGTTGTTTAGCCTGTGTCAACTTTTTCTTCTTGTCAGCTTCATACACAGGGCAAGTTAAGCAAAAATAATGAAAATGTCAAATTCGGTAATTTCTATTATATAACAGTACTATATATATTATATATATAAGCGCTGTACTATATACTATTTCTACTAATACTATACTATTACTTATACGCTACAGAAAATTGAAAAAATTGGTGTACTATGTGTGTGGGCCTTTTATGTGCCCCCATAC